AAAGGCTATGCTTAGACGTTGAAGGAAATCCGCACATTAAGTTTTTTAAAGGTAGATTACCGCATTTAATGAAAGAATTTAGATTATACAGATGGCAAGAGAGCGCAGCACGTCAAGCACCGATCAAAAGGTCCGACGACTTATTAGACGCGCTCCGCTACTTAAACGCGTTCTTATGGCGTTTCTTACGGCATCAATGATGAGATTATGATAATTAAAGACAAGGGGTTTTAAAATGGATGCTGAAGTAATTGGCGGTTTAATGGATCTCGGTTTAGCCGGGTTCTTTATTGTCTACCTTGTAACAAATAACAAATCAGCACAAAAGAGACTTGATGAAGCGCAAAAAAGCGCAGAAGCAAGAATTGACGCCTTAAGATCTGAAACGGAATCAATAAGAGAAAGAACACGCGATCGTTATCAAGCGGTTATTGAAAAATACGACGGTCAGATCGACAAATACAGTGAAGAACGCGGAGAGCTCCGTGCTAAAATCGACAAGGATTTAGCAGAAATTAAAGAGGCAACACAGAAAAACGGCATTTCAATTGCAAGATTACAAGAGCAGATATCAATGTTGTTAGGCGCGAGACATGGCAGAAAGTCAAGCATTTGATGAAGTCGAAATACTTGATCACGTTTTAAGTGTAACAGTAGAAAACCGAAGATATCGATTTCGTTTATTTTGGCAAGAAGATCTTTTATTTGATCAGGTGTTTACTGATATTGATGATGGTATAACCGAATTGCAAAATACTTTTTTCGGCTTAGAGTTCGATCTATATGGCTATAAAGAAAGAGAAATAGCAAGAGATCAATTTTTCAGGGTTATCAGAACCCGTTGGAGATGGCTCCACAATTAGATCAATTGTGATATGATTAAAACGAACGGGGTAAAGTTATGGCTTGGTATGATTCAATTGGTTTAATCTTTAGATCTTTCTTAAAAACTGAAAACAAACCTAAACAATTAGATCACGGGGCTAATTGGAACAGTCCACACGGTCAAAGCGCACCATATGATCCATCTAAAGCGTTATCAGGTTATGGCCTGCACAGCTGGACCCATGCCGCAGTTAGTAGACAGGCGCAAGATTTAGCAGCGTTACCC